ATATGTACAATATACCGTATTTTGTCAAGCTTTTCAAGCAAAAAATGGAATATTTGTCCGATTCTTTTGTAGCTAGTCGGTATTCTGGCGTGTATAGAACAAAGAGAGAACAAAAACCCTTATAAATAGTCAAAAAAACACTAAAATTGAGGAAATTATGGCAAAAATGCGAATATTTAAGTTCTGGAACGAATCAGGTGACGAAAAAGAAAAAGAAGAAATGAGTTTGAAGAAGGCAGTTAGGTCTGTTCAAGGTGATTTTAAAGATAAAATTATTGGAGTTGAATATATCAGTAAAAAAGGCAAAAAAATTATTGATTCTGTACAAATACCAATCGGAAGAAAAATTAGACAAGCAATAATAGCAGAAAAATTGAAACAAGCAAAAAAAGCAAGGCTAAGTAATGGCTAAATTAAGTAAAACTTTTAAGGCTAGAGAAAAAACTTATAAAAAGTCTTCTTTAGGTAAAAAAAAGAGAACAACAAAGTTTTCATCAATGAATAAGTCAAAAAAACGTAGTTGGAAAGCATACAACGGTCAAGGAAAATAGTAAATGCCAGGAATATCAAGGAAAGATAAAGATAGTGCAGGTGGTATTGCAATTCAAGGCAGTGAAAATGTAAAAGTTAATGGTTTTAATGTTGTTAGACTAAATCATAAAGTTGCAAGTCACGGATTAGCACCTCATTCACCCACACCACCTATGATAACGAGTTCAGAGTCAGTTAAAGTTAATGGCTTTGGAGTTGTTAAGGCAGGAGATAGTGCTAGTTGTGGTCATACCATATCTGGTTCATCAAATGTTAATGCTGGTGCATAAATAGTTGTATGGCAACTTATGACGCTTCAGTAAATACAAATAATTCAGTTAGGTCTAACAAGGCTTATAGTGACCTTAATTTGAATTTTAATAAAAACCCAGCAACTAAAGATGTTGCAAAGTTGAAAGATGTTGAGGCAGTTAAAAGGGCAGTTCGTAATTTAATTTTAACTAATAGGTTTGAGAGACCTTTTCATCCTGAGATAGGTAGTGATATTAGATCATTACTTTTTGAAAACATGACACCTGTTGTTGAAGTTTTATTAAAAGATAGAATTAAAGAAACGATAGATGTTTATGAGCCAAGAGCAGATGTCACAGATATAATTGTTTCTGGTGACTCTGATAGGAACGAATACAGAGTGCAAATAGAATTTAGAGTTTTAAACGTACCAGACCCAATAGTTGTAACCGAATTTTTACAAAGGCTAAGATAAGATGGCAAACAAATTAGAAATTTCACAATTAGATTTTGATAATATAAAAGCAAATTTAAAAAGATATCTTTCAAATCAGAATGAATTTAAAGATTATGATTTTGAAGGATCGGGTATGTCTGTATTATTAGACCTACTTGCTTATAACACACACTACTTATCTTACAACGCAAATGTTTTAGCCAATGAGATGTTTATTGATACAGCTGATTTAAGAAACAGTATTGTATCTTTAGCAAAAGCATTAGGTTATACTCCTAACTCACCAAGAGCACCTATCGCTGATATAAATGTTGTTGTCAATGGTGCAACTGGCGCTACATTAACAATGAATGCTGGTCAACAATTTACAACCACAGTAGATGGCACTTCATATAACTTTGTGACAATAGGAACAAACACAATTTCACCTATTGACAATGTTTACACGTTTTCTAATTTAAAACTTTATGAAGGTACTTACATCACTTATAACTACACAGCAGATACCTCAGACGTAGATCAAAGATTTTTAATTCAATCAGCAAATGCTGATACAAATACTTTATCAGTTCAGATACAGAATAGTGCTTCTGATACTACAACTAACACATACACAAAAGCAACTTCTATTACAGAATTAAATGGTGACTCAAAAGTTTACTTCTTACAAGAAAGTGAAGATGGTAAATTTGAGATTTATTTTGGTGATGGTGTTGTAGGTAAAGCAGTTGAAGATGGCAATATAATTATTTTAAAATATGTTGTCACAAATAAAACAGAAGCAAATGGTGCTACAAGTTTTACACTATCAGGTAATATTGGTGGCAATACAGATGTTGCGATTACTGTAAATTCAAATGCAGCTAATGGTGCTGAAGCAGAAACAAACGAAAGTATAAAATTTAAAGCGCCTAAATCATATGCAGCTCAAGACCGTGCTGTGACAGTAAATGATTATAAAGTAAAAGTAGAACAAATTTATGCTAATGCTAGTTCAGTAAGTGCTTGGGGTGGTGAAGACAATGACACACCATTCTATGGTCGTGTTTATATTGCAATTAAAGCAGCTTCAGGATCAACATTAACTGATACAACTAAAGATGATATAGTCACGCAACTTAAAAAGTTTTCTGTTGCTTCGGTAACACCAGTTATTGTTGATCCAGAAACTACAAATGTATTGTTAACATCTACAATTAATTATGATGAAAAACAAACAACAAAAACTAGTGATGAAATTAAAACTTTAATTACAAGTGCTATAACTAATTACAATACAAACACATTACAAAAATTTGATAATGTTTTAAGATATTCAAAATTATTAGAAACTATTGATGGCGCTGATACCTCAATACTTTCAAACATCACTACCTTAAAATTAAGAAAATCATTTACACCTACTTTAAATAGTTCAACTAACTATACGGTAAACTTTTCAAACGCATTATATAATCCACACTCTGGTCACAATACTAGTGCTGGTGGTATTTTAAGTTCAACAGGTTTTAAAGTATCAGGTGATAGTAATGTTTATTTCTTTGATGATGATGGACAAGGTAATGTTAGAAGATATTACCTAGTAGGTTCAGTAAGAACATATGTAGATAACACAGCAGGTACTATAACTTATACAAGTGGTGCTGTAGCAATTAATGCCTTAACTATGGCAAGTATTGAAAACATTAGAGATGAGGCTTCAAGTGTAATAGAATTAACGGTTACTCCTAGTTCAAATGATATTGTTCCTGTAAGGGCACAGGTGATTGATATAGATGTAGCAAATAGTACCTTTACGGTACAGGCAGACACACTAGTAGGTGGTTCTGCAAACGCTGGTATCGGCTACTCAACAACTTCTAGTTATTAAAAACGATGGCAAAATTTGATGATAAAATCTCAAATCTTATTAGTCAACAAGCACCTGATTTTGTGCTTGATGACCATCCCTATTTTTTAGAATTTGTAAAATCATATTACACATTTATGGAATCAGCAGAGTTAACGCTGACAAACATAGGTGATCCAGATGTTATTCAGTTAGAGACACAAACAGGTATTATTAGTGTATTACAATTAGATGGTAGTAATCAACAAGGATTAGATGGTGGTGATAATCTATTATTAGAAGATACAAGTTATGGCGACTTTCAAAATTTAGAGACCATAACAGGTCAGACATCTGGTGCAACTGCAACTGTTATAGTAGAAGACATAGATAATAATTCTAAACTATACATATCAGCACAAAATAAATTTATAGAGGGTGAATTAATTGTAGGTGCAACTTCAGGCGCTGAGGCCACAATCTCAACTTATAGAGCAAATCCAGTTCAAAATATTCAACAACTTTTAGACTATCCTGATCCTGATAAAACTATACAAGGTTTTTTAACTAAATTTAGAAACTCTTTTTTACAATCTATACCAGATAAGTTAGATAGTGGTATTGATAAAAGAAAATTAATAAAAAATATACAATCACTTTATAGAGCAAAAGGTACAAAGAGAGCCACAGAGGTTTTCTTTAAATTATTATTCAATGAAAATGCTGAAGTGACTTTACCTAAAGAACAGATGATAAGAGTATCAGATGGTAAATTTGATACACAACAAGTTTTAAGATGTACAGAGGTAGGAACCTCAGATACTTCTAATCTTATAGGTCAGACAATAACACAAGCAAGTGTAGCTGGTAATGCTAGTATCAATGAAGCAACTGCAATCGTAGAAAACGTATTTAAGTTTGGTATCGCTGGTGAAACAATTGTAGAAATGATTTTAAATGAAGATAGTATCAATGGTACATTTGTAGTAGACCAAAATATAACAGGTACAGATAATACAGATGAAGATGTTTTAGTGACTGCTACATTAACTGGTATTATAACAACTAAATCTATAAACAACGATGGTGGTGGTTATTCTTCTGGCGATGTTGTAGCAATTTCAGGTGGTGGTACTGGCGCAAGTATTCAAGTTGATACCGTAGGTTCAGGAAGTATAGAGGAAATTTTAATAGATAGTGTTGGTAGTGGTTATGCAATAGGTGATGTAGTAAATTTTAGTATAGGTAATGCTAGTGCAAAAGTTTCAGTAGTCAATGGTGGTATCGCACCAGAGGCTAATACAACAGGAATGGATGCGACAGACCACATAGTTTTAGAAGATGAAACTACAAGAGGTGATCCATACACAGGCAATAAGATTGTACAAGAAGCAGGTTCAGGTAATGAGGATATAACAGACATTAGAATTATAGACGCAGGTAATGGTTATACTTCTTTTCCTACTTTAACAATTACATCTTCAGGTGGTTCAAGTGCAACAGTAAAAGCATATGGTGCTGAAATAGGAAGAATATTAAGTTTAAAAACTATTGAACAAGGTTTTGGACATGAAGATAGTCCTACTCCACCATCATTAACTTTACCTATCTACATGTTAGTCACAGGTGCAAGTGATAACTTTACAGTTGGTCATACTGTTTCTGCTACAGGATCAGATGGCTCTACAAGTATAACAGCAACAATTGCTTCTTGGGATACAAATACTAATTTTTTAAAATTAACAGGTGCAACTGGTGAGTTTGGCACAGATGTCACAATAACAAGTTCAGCTAGTGTGACAGCTACAATTAAAAGACACGATCAGGCAACTGCTACTGCAACAGTAGGTGTTGTTGCTACAACAGATGGTGGGTTTATAAATCAGGATGGTCACATATCAGAAACTACAATGAGAATACAAGATAGTTTAGTCTATCAGGATTATTCTTATATCATTAAAGTAGGACGTTCAATAAACGACTGGAGAGATACCTATTCTTCTACTTTACACACAGCTGGTTTTTACTTTCAAGGTGAGGTTAACATACAATCACAACTTGATCTTAAATTAAGAAATGTGACTGGATTAAATACTGGTGTATTAGAGGTAATACAAGGTGTTATCAAAACAATATTTACTACATTATTTGGTAGAAGATTAGGAACTACAAGTGACGGTACATCTTTAAGAGCAAATCCTTTAGTAGGTGTTGATCCTGATTTCAATTTCAGTACAACGCCACCTCAATTAAATTCTACAACTAGAGACGTGACTATAAATGCAGCTTATACAGTTAAGTTTAGAACAGGTGGTTCATTTACGATTGAGGGTGTAGAATGTAAGAGAGGTTTCTTATACTCAGGATATTCATATAATACTATAAACAGAGAGGCATTTAGAACCTTTAGTGATGGTATACATATTGCATTAGAAGAAGGTATAGGATCAGGTCATCTTATAGAAGAAACTGATGGTGATAATATGTTATATGAAGATAATGATATAAAAGGATTAACAATAGAAGAATTAAATAAACTAAAAATCATAGGAACAGGCACATCACTAGATGGTGATACTGCTCTTATGCAAATGACACAATCAGACGAAACAAGGAGATTTAAAACAAGTCTGGCAATTCCATCTCATATTACGGTCACACCGACATAAGAGTAGAATTGCGTTATAAATATAAGTAAAGGAAGACAATTATGCCAGCAATAGTAACCAACAAATTTAGAATACACAATTCTGAGCAATTCTCTGAATCTTTTTCAGAGTCAGGCGCAAATGTGTATTACATGTTGTTAGGAAGACCACAGGCTTTCGCAACATCAACAAGAGGTGATAGTAGAACAGATAACGAAGGTTCTGATAGTGCACCTTTAACACCAGCAGACGCAATAGAAACAGAATTTTTTACTTTTGATGACGCAATAGCGGCTAAAAAAGTAGCCAGTTCAGATACTTCATTTGTAATACCAAGAAGAAACTGGACAACAGGAACAACTTATGATTATTACAGACCAGATTATGGTAGAAGAGTCACAGGTGGTACAACCACTCAGGCTGCAAACTCTGGCGCAACTAATCTATTTGACTCAACATTTTATGTTATGTCTTCCGCATTTAATGTTTACAAATGTTTAGAAAATGATAATAATACTGCTTCAACAGTTGAACCTACTGGCACTTCAACATCAATTTTAACAACTGGAGATGGATACAAGTGGAAATATATGTACACTTTATCTGCTTCACAACAAGCAAACTTTTTATCAACAGACTTTATGGCAGTCGCAACTAACTCAACTGTAGCTGCAGCCGCTGTAGATGGTGCTGTTAATATCGCAAAGATTAAAACTGCAGGTTCTGGTGGATCAAATGGTACTCACACAGGTGTTGCAATCAGAGGTGACGGTGCTTCTGGTGTTGCAAGTGTGACTGTATCTGGTGGTGCTGTGACAGCAGTGGCTATCACAACTCCAGGAACAGGATACACTTTTGCATATATTAGAAACGCTGACATAGTATCAGCAGGTGCTACAAGTTTAAGTGGTGCTGAGATAGATATTATGGTAGAACCAAAAGGTGGTCATGGTAAGAACGCAATCAAAGAATTAGGTGGATTTTTCGTAATGTTGAATACATCATTTGAAGGTGTTGAATCAGGATCAGGTTCAGACGTATCAGCTGCAAACGATTTTAGAAGAGTCGCATTATTAAGAGATCCAACTTCGGGTGGATCAGCTGCAAGTGCAACTACATTAAGAGCAACTAAGGCAATTAGATTTGCTTCTTCTCCAACACCAGGTGCATTTACTGTTGACCAAGAAATCAATCAGGCAACTACTGGCGCTGTTGGTAAAGTTGTAGAATACGATTCAACAAATAGAGTTTTATATTATATTCAAACAAGATTTAATGATGAGGGTGTAGATACT